AAGTTGAGCTAATGAACCAGTAGTAATATCATTATGGATGGCAACAACACGTTCCAAGATGGAATTCAATTCTTGTGCATAACCATCAGCAATACCACGGAGTTCTTCAACGTTTGAGTTGACATTATCAGCACCAACAGCCACATTAGACACTTCTTGTCCTAATTTTGCTCTATCAGCAGGGTTTTCAATGGAAGCATCAAGCGCAGCCGCATCATTCATAGGTGCGGGAACAGCTTCGTTAATCAATGTTTTGCTAAAGTATTTTTCAAATTTTGTTGCCATAAGTGTACTCCTGTGTAAATCTTTATAAGTATTTATCATTTAGACTTGCAATTCAAGCAAAATATGTTAAATTATTAAACATGAAGAGAAATGATTACATTAGTTGGGACGAATTGTTTATGGGCATAGCGGAGTTGGCATCAAAACGTTCCAAAGACCCCTCTACAAGGCATGGTAGCTGTATTGTAAGGGATAATAAAGTACTTTCCATCGGATACAATGGATTACCAAAAGGATTTGATGATGATGGATTTCATGTTATTTATAATACAGATAAAATGCTTCCAAGTTTAATGCCTAAAGAAGGATTAGTATTCGATTATTGGTCTAAAGAAAATAAATACCCATATGCCGTACATAGTGAAGAAAATGCTATTGTAAATGCCAAACAAGATTTAACAGGTTCAACTTTATACCTATTTTCAGAAAAGGGTTATTACCCATGCTCCACATGCGCTAGAATGATTGCACAAAGTGATATCTTTGAAGTAGTGATGAAAACCGCTATTAAAGAGTCAACAAAAGAATACAATTGGGATCATACCTTACACATTTTTGATCGAGCAGGGGTAATTATACGTATTTTGGAGCAAACATGATTATACCAAATAGTCCTAAGTTGTTAGATAACGACTTTTTCAATAAGAAGTTCGCTAATAAATATCACTCTGATAGACATACTTTACGAATTGGTAATATAGTATCATTTATTTCACCTGTTAAAATGATTATAAATGAAAAGGTTTGTGAAAGTACCCAATCATTAAACTTCTGTTTAGAGATACCCGAATCAACTAATTACGCTGGTGTGGCAATTCAACAACTATTTATCACCAATGTAGGTAACATACTTTCCAAGAAGGTGTATACAGATTCACCAATGGAAATTATGAACACGGATATCATTGTGAAAAAGGAACATTCACATGGTGGCATCAATCAATTAGATGGTGTCGTATCAATGAATTATATCAAGAATCTTAACGGAACCATCCTAATTTATCTTGGATTATATAATGATGCAGGAGAATCTGCAATTCCAAGAGCTTTTTCCTTGCATTTAGAACAGGAATTATGCTATAAGTTTATGGATGAGGTAAATGGGATGTTTTACAACCTAGTGAATAACCTCTTTATAAATACAACAAAGATGTAATATGACTATTTTCAACATACTTGATGATATCTTCCGAAATAAAACCGGAGAACTTATAAATAATAATGAGTTCAATGACGCTTTACAAAGTCCTTATATGTTACAACGTTGGGTTAGCATGAATTCAACTCAAAATGCTTTACTTGTATCCGAAACCACTAATAAACTTTGTAAAGGACTTTCGGATGATAAGGAAATGTGGTACAAACTCTACTTAACATTGGTTGATAAGAGTAAATCATATAAGAAGATTCGTTATTTGAAACGAGATAAGAAAGTTGTTAATGAGGATAGAGATAAGATGATTGCAGAGTTAGCAAGACGATACGAAATATCTAAGAAAGAAGCTGAAAATAGAATGAAACAAATTGAGTCGATGAATCAGGGAGAAACATAACATGCCTAGTTGGGATAAATGGGTTAATAGCGACGATAAGAAGTCGTTTAAGAAAAAGATCAATAAAAATGTCTTTTGTAAGAAAAACCGACAATCAAATGGGCAGTATGGTAAACATATCTACGAACAAGGCTCCAAAACATGTAAATTATGTAATCATTATCGAAAGAGTGTTGACAATGCATTTAATAATGATAGTATAGACACAAAGGAATAACAATATGAGCAATAAAATAGATAAGAATACCATAAAGAATGGAAGATTGATTAAAGTTTGGAATACAGAGAAACCAAAATTCACAAACGCCAACGAAACATATATAGCAATTTGGGTTGAAGATGCAAACGGTAAAAATGAACGATGTTTATTATTTACCGAATCCGCTATCAAAATTGCAGAAGCCAGAGCTTCTAAAAATCAAGAGGATTTAACCAAGAAAAATTTGATAGTTAACTTTTTAGATTAAGGAATAACAATATGAGCGAAAAAGAATACAGAGAAGCAGTTGAAGATAGAGTCGGTGGTTATGCACCACTTGATTTAGAAGCGTGTAAGGGTTATGGTGGTACTCCAATGGATTATGAAATCGATGGTGTACTTGGTGACATCATCTGTCTTGAAAATGTAGATGAAGTCGGTGATGGTTTAGTTACTCGTGGTGGTATTATTATTTCCGAAGCCGCTGGAACAAAAGCATGGCGTGTCGGTAAGGTGTTAAACGTTGGTCCACAAGTTTCAAAGAGTATCCAAGTTGGTACATTAATTCTCTACCCCAATGATAAAGGTATTGGAATGGTAGCATTTGGTAAGAAGAAAGTTATCTTCTTAAATGAATCAAGAATCTTTGCAATCTTGAAAGAAAAGGCATGAACTACTTACAAGATAGAGTTGTGTACTTAGCAGGACCAATCAAAGATGTATCTGATGATGGTACATCTTGGAGAGATTTAATTACACCTAGATTGAAACAATATGGTCTAGGTGTATTAGACCCTTGTAAGAAGGCTAATGGAGATGAAGAGATTGGCGATGCTAAGAAGAAATTCAAAGACATTATCATGCGTGAAGATTGGAAAACACTTAAAGAAGAGTTTTGGCCTGTAGTTCGTTGGGATTTACGTTCAGTAGATGTAGCAGATTTTATAATTGTTGATTATAATCCAGAAGTATCAACTGTCGGAACAATTCATGAGATGGTAGTTGCCTCTTTTGAAAAGAAGCCTATTCTTTTGAAATATAATAAATCACAGTTGGATAAATTCAATCCTTGGATAGGTGTATTCGTGAAAGAACATCATTTTTTCCCAACATGGGATAATATGTTTAAGTATTTGGATGAAGTTGATGCAGGTAGATTAGATACGTCATTGTGGGTGTAATCTCTAAATAGTTATATGGCACGAAGATTATCAAGAGATGGATTAAAAGCTTTACTACAGACTCATGTAGTAGAGCTATCCTTTGTACGTAGAAACGAGAAATTAGGTGTACGTGGACAGAATCCTCATGTCCGTAGAATGTTATGTACACTAGATGGAAATTTATTACAGAGTTTACCCGGACGATTTACCCTTAATTATCAGATACCAATTAATCCACCAGCTTATAATCCAGTCGAGAAAAATGTGGTATTCTGTTGGGATATATTATGGCAAGATTGGCGTGCCATACCAGTTGAATATGTTATCGTAATTACAGCCATACCTGTACATACACAAAAAGATCAAGAGAAATTCTGGACGCTATTCGAAGGATTTTTTGCTAAGATGAGTGCTGCTGATAAATTGAAATTTATGGCTAAGTAGTTGCAATTACAATTAGATGTATAAATTCTTATATGAATGAATACACTATTTATCTCGATGAACTACTAAAAACCGCTATTTTGTCACATGTCATAATCAAACTAGATGGTAATAATTATAAAGAAGGCACTTTAATCTCCTTTGGATACAACTTCTTTAATTTAAACGTTAATATCAAAAATAAGAAGAAGATTAAGAACGAGCTCTTAAAGATTCCTTTACCCTTTGAAGCGTCCCAAAAATATAATATTATTACATTTGATTATCGTATTAAGACTTTTACAAAGAATAATAAAGATATGGAAACGCTTATTAATAGCATGAAAAAGACTTGTATATCGAAATTCTATGATAAAGTATTAACATTTGAGGTAACAACATGAACCAATTATACGCAATAAGCATTGTAACAGGTGATACATTTAAAATACAACAAGATGATGTACCCACACTTTTCAAGTATCAGATACCATTAAAAAAACTACCAAAATCGAGTTGTAATAAATGTTTTGGTAGAGGTTGGGAATCAATTGATCCACAAAATGGACTTCATCACCTATGCAAATGTACCACAAAATCTTTCATGGACGGATTTAAAATTAGTGAAATGGTAATAGAAATGCCACGTTTACATAAATAATTACATGCGTGAATATACATATCATAAGGAAATACGAACATTATTAACACAAGTCTTAGCTGCTTTAGATGGACTTGTGATTAGACGTTTGGATGAACTTGACGAAGAAACTAATACTGACAGCATACAAGTGTCATTGGCTTATGCACCAAAACAACGTGTTATTCATGATTTAGTCAATAAAGCACAACACATTAAAGTTCCAGTAATGGCACTTACTATGAGTTCAATTAATTATGACGCTAAACGAGCTTTTAATAAAATTGAAGGTTTTACAGTAGCCCAAAATTACACACCAAATGGTGGGGATTTTCCTCAACCAGTTCCAGTAGAAATCGCTTTAAATTTAAGCATCCTTACAAGATATCAACGTGATCTCGATCAGATTTTGACTTGTATCTTTGCTTATTTTTACCCATATATCATTATCTCATACAAGCATCCTGATTTAGGACACGAAGTTCGTTGTAAATTAGAGTGGAATAAGGCTATTAATTTAACCTACCCTCTCGATATTGCTGGAACACAACCCTATAGAATTGTCGCAGATTCTACATTCACTTTACAGGGGTGGTTGTACAGAAATGCCTACAATAATTCAGGTATCATTCATAATATTCCAATGAGTTTCAATGCAGTTTCAGCATTATTCGATAATTACGATTATATGCACAGTTTGGAATCTGACATTACGAGTGATTATTTGGAAATATCAGGTAGACCATTCATACATTCTGTTGCACCATACCAAGTCATGCCTTTTGACAGTGGCAAAACAATCACAATTCATGGTAACATGTTTGATTATCTTTCTGGAATTACTTTAAGTGGTACATCCGGTGTATTCGAAGCATCAAGTTATCAGACATTTGATCCTTATGTTTCTTCACATAGATTATCAGCTATTTATCCAGCATTTACAGCGGTATCCACTGAATATACTGTCATAGATAACAATAATATTACATTTGTTTTACCACAAATTAATACATCAGGATTTTTTGATATTATGGGGTATGGTATGGCAGGTGTAGGTAAATTGACAGAAGATGCCATAGCACATAATAGTACTGTACAATGGCCTTATATTAGTGGCATTCAGATTTTATAAATATTTGAAATTAGTTTGTGTTGGTATATTATCACCCTTTGAAATATTTTCGTGTACTAACAACGGTTGTAAATTACCCCAATGATTAGCAATCTTTTGTTCGGTTGAATTATTTAAATCAAAGAAATCTAATGGAATTATATGATCAATATGCCATAATGATCCATAATTTATCCAATTCATACCATCTCTGAATTGTTGCTCTAAATGATTTCTAACTTCTTGTGGTGTGCAACAAAATAAATCAATAGACGAACATGTTTTATTTTTAATTGTTTCATTTACTCGATTTCTATTAATTACAATTAAACGATAATTAAAATCAGTTTTATATTTTAATCGTTTTTTCTGATTTATTTGTGTTTTATTTTGCTGAAAATATAATTTTGAATAATCCCTTTTATGTAATTTATTTTTAATATCAGATTTTTTACGCTGATTTTTAACTTTAATACTATTATTTATTTTGAATTCTTTGCGTTTTATTGAAATTTCAATTTTATTATCCATATAATATTTTTGTTTATAAAGTTTAAAACAGTCTTTACACCACACTTTATAACCATCAATAGTTTTATTATCCATATAAAATTCTGTGATAGACTTATCTTGTTTACATTTTGAACAAACTTTTGTAGTAATCTCTTCCATTTGCATAACCCTTTCTAAATACTTTAGGAACAGGACAGCAGATTGATAACCCGTCTGTTTCAAGGTAGTTAGTTGCTCCTTGATTACTGTTTCTTCAATTATTTAGTAGATTTATATACTTTTACTATAAATATTTGAAAGATTATAGGAGAATTTAAATTATGGATGCTACAGGATCAAACCGGGTTGGTGGAACACAGACAACAAGTGCAGGTAGAAGCTTTCTTTCTACGGTAATGAGTCGTTTACCATTCGGTGTACAGATTTTAGATAATATCAGTCAACTTAATCCAAAATACGAAACATTTCAAGATTTAGTAATTGACCGTAATCAGAGAGTTAATGACCTTTCAATAACTCGTCAACAACAGGACGAGACAGAAGGTTTAATGGGTTCATTACTAGCTGATAAAAATTATCAACGCTTCATGTATGCTAATCTCGACCTTGATAAAATTAAACGTTTACAAGATTATCGAAGAATGGCAGGATATTCAGTTCTTAATGACTGTCTTGAGGAAATTTGTGATGAATTATTTACCGAAGATGAAAAGAATCGTTTTGTACTTTTAAAACTTCAAGGTGATTTTAGTAAAGCTGTTGAAGAAACCATCCAAAAAGAGTGGGATAAGTATATCCAATTATTTAAGTTGAAAGATCGTGGTTGGCAGTGTGGTTATAATTTCATGGTTGATGGTGAATTATTTTGGGAAAACGTCATCAGTGATACCCATCCAGAATTCGGTATTTTAGGTGTAGTTTCAGTTCCCACAGAATTGATTAATCCATTCTATAAAAATCAACAGAATGATATCATCGAAGGATATGCAGTAAGAAAACCTCTTATTAATCCTAAATCAAATCAACAAGAAAAGGAACAGTTGATTATTCTTGAACCAAGACAGGTTACTTATATTCATACTGGTAGATGGGGTGAAGGTAACAACTTCAAAGTTCCTTATATTGAAAATGCAAGAAAATCATATAAACAATTGTCTTTAATTGAAGATAGTATTGTTATTCATAGACTTGTACGTGCGCCACAACGCTTAGTATTCAAGGTTGATGTTGGTAATCTTACACCACCTAAAGCAGAAGCTTATATGAAGCGTCTTATGCAGAATTATTGGTCTAAAAAGACTTATGATACTTCAACTGGTCGTATTACCAATACGTATGATCCGCAAAGTATGTTAGATTCTTATTGGTTCCCTAAGAAAACTGGCTCAGAAGGTACAACAGTAGAAGCTCTTGAAGGTGGAATGAACTTAGGAAGTTTGGATGACTTGATGTACTTCCTTAGAGCACTTTATAAATCTATGAAAGTTCCTATTGGTCGCCTTGATCCTGAGAATGTTGTAAAAGATGGTGATGCAATGACCAGAGAAGAATTGCGTTTTGCCAGATTCTTACAACGTATTCAGAAACAATTCGCAGCAGGATTAAAAGATAGTTTTATTACCCATTTAAAGCTTAGAAAGATGTGGGAGAATTTCAAACTTAAAGAACATAGTTTTGAACTTGAGTTTAATTTACCTACAATGTACATGATGTTGAAGCAGAATCAGATTTTCGAATTGAAATACAACAACTTTAATAACATGAGCAGTAATGATGGTGTATCTAACAGTTTTGCACAGAAGAAATATCTTGGTTTAACTGATGATGAAATGGCACAGAACCGTGAATGGAAACGTAAAGATGCTATTTTAGCTTACGAATTAGCTAAGATTGGCGAAGCTGGTCCAAACTGGAAGGACGCAGAAGCCGCTGGTGGTGGAGCACCCGCAGAAGGTGGTGGAGCACCAGCAGGTGGTGGGGGTGGTGGATCAGCATTACCACCAGAATTTGGAGCCGCACCAGAGGCAGCGACTCCCGCACCCGCAGAAGGTGTCGCACCCGCAGGTGGTGAGGGCGCACAGGCACCCGCAGGTGGCGCAGAAGCCCCCGCATCAACAGCAGTACCACCAGTAGCATAACGTGATATATGGCTAAAGACATATATTATTCACAAGGCATCTATCCCTTAAAGAATACATCGAAGTATAAGGGGTCGATGCCTTTGTGTTATCGCTCACATCCTGAGTTTTTATTATGCAGATGGTTAGATTTAAATCCAAATATCATTGAATGGGGGTCTGAAAGTGTAGTTATACCTTATTTGAAACCGACTGACGGAAAAGTTCATAGATATTTTATAGATTTTAATTGTATTTTAAGAACACCTACAGGTACTTTAGAAAAATACATCATTGAATACAAACCAGCAAAGAAATTGAAACAACCTTTACCAAGTAAAAGAAAAGCCCCAAAGACATTAATGTATGAAATGGAAGAATATGCTATCAATAGTAGTAAATGGGATGCAGCTAAACAGTATGCAGCGAAGCATAATATGAAGTTTACCATAATTACCGAAAAAGAATTAGGTATTAAATGTTAATATACTAAATAATTAAAAGAAGAGATACAGTAATCTATAAACAGTGGTTTGTTTATAGAAACTACAGGTGAGTATAGCTGTCCTGTACATCAATATTTATAAAGGTGAGTTTAAATGACAAGTCAAAATGATACCAAAAAATGTTTTAAATGTAATGAGATTAAATCTATAGACGATTTCTCAAAATACACTAAAGCGTTAGACGGACACCAGAACAACTGTAAACTTTGTAATAAACAGTATAGATTACTACATAGAACTGAAAATATTGATTATCTTCGTCAGTATAGAGTTTTAAATAAAACAGTAATAAAAGAAAAACGAAAAGATAAATATGATAATAATGAAATACATAGATTACATATTAAAAATTACGTAAAGAAATATAACAAAGAAAATAGAACCATAAAACAGACTCGTGATAATTCATATGTTAAAACAAGATTAAAAACTGATTCTAATTATAAGTTATTACATAATTTAAGACGAAGACGTAATAAAGCATTAAAAAATAATTCTAAATACACATCAACAATAGAATCCTTTTGTTGTACGATAGAAGAAGTATGGAATCATTTAGAAAAACAATTTCGTGATGGAATGACAAGAGAAAATTATGGTAAAGTATGGCATGTAGATCATATAATACCATTACAGTTCTTTGCGGATAATGATTTAATAGACCAAACCAATCAGAAGATAGCTAATCATTGGGGAAATCTTCAACCATTATTAGTACGTGAAAATCTATCTAAAGGCGATAAAGTACCAGAAAAGACCAATTTTATTTATTGATTGTTTTACCTTCCTCAGTATTTCTTTTTGCAAAATAATAGGTAATAGCCATTGTAGCAATACCCATAAATGAATCCGCAGTGATTAAAGCACAGAAGAAACCAGCAATAATAGCTAATGAGAACAATCCTGCTAATATCGCACGAACTTGTACTTCACTTTTACCGTCAATGTTTTTAGTTATAAATGGCATAATATTACCTCTGTATAATTATTTATTGAAATTGTAAATGAATATGGTAAATTATAAATAGTTATATGAGAAAAAAATCAGATTTAACCCGTAAAAGTTTACAAAAAATTAAACGCTCCAAAACCAAACCTTGTGATCTTTGTGAAGAAAAGAAAATTTTAGAAGAACATCATATACATGGTCGAAAAATACCTGATGCTAATGCTAAATGGAATCTTTGTTATATTTGTGCAGATTGTCATACAGAAGTACATCAAGATTTAATTGTAATTGAGGATTGGCAACAAACATCAATTGGACCTGAGTTACTATGGTATCGTAACGATGTTAAGATTTAATATTTACCGTATACAGAATCGAGATTGCCGTGTTGCGTATAATCCCATGAGAGTTTCGCAGCAAGTTCATCATTTTGCGTATAAGGTTTAGGTGGTTCCGCAGTAGGCGTACCACCACTTAATTTACCATACATAGACGAATCCGAAACCTGACTTGAACCAGCTTCCATAGGAGCATTTGGTTCGTAAGAATAATCAAATCTCTTGCAAGTAATATACCAAACGATATGAGCCATTAAAGGATTAATCTGCCCGGGTATATTTTCATCTCTTCTTTCGGTAATTTCGTAAACATTTGGTCCACGTAACCAGCTATCGATAGGATTATAACCACCACCGCTAACATAACCACTATTTAATGTTTTATTACCATCAGGATCGCTCATAGTACAGAAATCGATTGAACTTAATCCTGTTAATTGTGTATCAGGATAAGAATTTGGATAACCCCCACCATTTGGACGATCCCAACCAACCTCATCAAGACGAATTAAATCACCACTTTTTGGTTCTGCTCGTGGATTCTTCATATCTGTAGAGAATTGAGAGATGGGAATTACAATTGTCAATTCACCCTGTGCTTGAATACCAAACTTACTCAATAAAAGAGAATCGTTATTCATTTGAGCTAATACAATCATTTCGGTAGGTGAAGAAAATCCCTTAGTAGGATTCTCACCGTATAAGAAATCATGTGAAGTTAAACTGTAAAGATTGGTAAAATAGGATACAGAGGTTCCATATAATTGCGTAGCTTCTTCCCACCATTGGGCTATAAGCTTACGTTCATTGGCATTTGTGTTTTTATTTACAAATCTTGGTTTAGTTCCATTACATTTCATTTTTTACCCCATGAAGAATCTAATAGGTGTTACATCAACAAATCCACTACCAGTTAATAATTGTTTTTCAAGTTCTTCTTTTTCTTTAAGACCTTGACCTAATAAATCTGTACCATTAACTGTACCACCACCGAATAATACCTGACCTTGGAACTTAGTTCTAAGATTACCGATAGCAATTTTTGAAAGAGCTTGTACATAGAATACAACCCAAGGTTCTGAAATTAAATCACGAACAGGTTTTTCTACATTAGCACCAATACAACCAAAATAGTTCTGGTTAGGCATTGGTTCTGGAAGAATGGTCATATATTGTGAACGAGCATTAAATCTGATATACGGTTTTTGCGCCAATACTTTCTCTCTAGTTTCAAGCCATTCTTTAGTAATATGCCACGTAACCAAATCAAATCCCATACTACCTAAAAGATTTCCGTAATAAACTTGTTGTACCATCGCTTGTTCCATCGTGAATAAAGTATTAATACCAGTTGATTCACCTTGTTCGAAAGACCAGACATCAAGTACTTTACGATAATCTTTCATATCATAATCAAAACCGATTTTAGCATTATTACTAGTCTTCTCATTTAATTCAGGAGTGAATGAGAAAATATCATCAAGTTTAATACCAATACCTCGTTTGTAAATATTGGTATTGAAAATCATAAACTCTTCTGAGTAACCAGCATATTTTGTATATAATTCAATGGCGTTATCAATAAATGCAGCAATATTTTCATCACATAAATCAATATTGATAGAAGGCCAACCAAGAAGACGTTTGATACGTTCCAATAAGTCACTATAAGCTTCAATTTTAGGATTAAGATATGTAGAACCACTCTCAGTAGTGATATCAAAGGTAGGTTTACCCACATCAACAATAGTATTAGTAGTTATTCCAGTAGTAATATCACTGAAAGTATTATTTTGTTGATTTAATAGTTGACCATAATTATACAAAGAAAGTCCATAATTAACATTATCAATACCCATTACCATAAATGATCCAGTTGAAGTTAATCCACCAACCAATGTAGGAGTTTTAAAGTCTAATAAAGGATATATTTCACTATTCTGTTCAATTTGATATAAAGGTACAGCAACAGCACTACCATTAACAGTAAATGCTACAGCTACACCATAGGAAGTAGCATTAGGAACTAAAGTAGAAGATTGATAGATATGTGCATCATTTATTACAAAACCGGGTGATGGTGGTATAATATCCAAAGCGGGGTCATCAAAACTGTAAACTTGTAATCCAACCTGACGAGTATTTATTTTAGTTGGTAGCCAAAATCCATCGGCTGTTGTAGTTTGTACGATGGTTGCATTATTAATATTTGTAAATTTAGCCATAAATGAAATCCTTTTTAAGTATTTATCAAAAGAGTTGAATAATCTTGAGAAAATGCTATACTGTAAGGGTAATAAGAATAAATTATATAATAAACATATAAACTGAACAAACATAAGAGGTTACGACTACATACCAAAGTACCTATAGTAAAACACACTTATTGGTATAAATACTTGAACACTTTAGGAGAAATTAATGAAGAAATATACACAAGAAGAATCTATGATTGAATGCTTAAAATATTTTAATGGTGACGAACTCGCCTCTAGCGTCTGGATTGAAAAATACGCACTACGTGATAAAGATGATAATCTAATCGAAAAGACACCAGAAGATATGCATTGGCGCATGGCAAAAGAATTTGCACGAATTGAGAAAAAGAAATTTAAGAAACCCCTCACAGAAAAAGAAATCTTTGATGCATTTGATAAATTTAAATACATCGTCCCACAAGGTTCACCAATGTCTGGAATTGGTAATAAACATCAGAAACAAACCCTTGGTAATTGTTATGTAATTGATAATGTTGTAGATTCAATTGGTGGTGTATGTTATACGGATCAAGTTATGGCTCAACTTATGAAACGTAGAGCAGGTGTAGGTGTAGATATCAGCAATATTCGTCCATCTGGTATGCATGTTGAAAATGCTGCACGTACTACAGACGGATTCAGTGTATTCGCAGATAAATTTAGTGAAACTGTTAGAGGAATTGCACAAGGTGGTCGTCGTGGTGCATTGTTATTATCTATGTCAGTACATCATCCTGAAATTGAGAAATTTATCTTGATGAAAGCTGATAAGAAACGTGTAACTGGTGCAAATATTTCAGTAAGATTTACAGATGATTTCTTGAAGGCTGTTGAAGCTAATACTGATTATGAACAATTCTGGCCTATGACAGGAAAGAAAGAAATTTCTAAGAAAGTGAACGCTCGTTCAATCTGGAAATTAATGATGGAAGCAAATTTCAACAATGGAGAACCCGGTTGTATGTTTTGGGATACAATGATTAATAATAGCTTATCAAATCGCTATGGAGCCATTGATAATAATTTCTATGATCGAACAACGAATCCTTGTGGTGAAATTGTAATGGGAGTTGATTCTTGTCGTTTGATTGTTGTAAATCTCATCAGTTTTGTTGAACATCCGTTTACCGATACAGCATTTTTCAACTATGGTAAGTTTGGTAAGATGGTTGAAATGGGTCAACGTTTAATGGATGATCTTATTGATTTAGAACTTGAATGCTTGGATGAAATTATCAATAAAATTAAATCTGATAAAGAGACAGATAAAATTAAACAGATTGAATTGGATACATGGTTGAATATAAAAGATTCTTGTATCAAAGGTCGCAGAACTGGTCTTGGTGTAACGGCTTTAGCTGATGTATTTGCTTCTATGGGATGTAAGTATGGTTCAAAAGAATCATTGGCTATCACTGATACTGTATTCAAGGGTTTAGCGGTTTCGAGTATGAAATCATCTTGTGAGATGGCGAAGGAATTGGGTGCATTTCCTCTTTATAATCATGATCTTGAATATAATAATCCTTCTCCATTACTCACTCGTATTTTTGAAGCTTCACCAGAGGTAGCAGATTTACACTCAAAGTACGGTAGAAGAAATATTTCTCCTACAACTTGCTCACCAACAGGAAGTGTTTCAATCTTGACACAGACTTCTTCTGGTATTGAACCTGTGTTTGAATTGTCTTACAAACGTAGAAAGAAAATCAATGCTACGAATAGCACAGTTAAGGTCGATTTCGTTGACGATATGGGTGATAGATGGCAGGAATTTATCATGTATCACACAGGATTAAATAAGTGGATTAAAAGTAATCCTACAAAGGATATTACCAAGTCACCTTATCATGGTTCTACTGTTAAAGACATCGATTTGGAATCCTCAATTGATCTTCAATCTAGTGTACAGAAATGGATTTCACATTCAGTTTCAAAGACAGCAAATGCCCCTAAATCTGTGAGTATGGACATGGTGGAAAAACTTTACATGAAAGCTTGGAAGGGTGGATGTAAGGGTATGACGTTCTACCGTGATGGAAGTCGTTCAGGTGTGTTGGTAAACGAAAATGACACTGGTAATAAAGAAGTTAAAAAGAACGAAGCAAAGAAACGCCCCAAAATTGTTCCATGTGAAATCCACCACATTAAGGTTACAAAGAAATTAGATAAGGTGCGTACATTCGAATATATGGTTATGATTGGTTTTGATGAAGGAGTACCATATGAATGTTTTGCTATCGAAAATGGTAAATATGACAAAAAATTAACCACAGGCAAGATTATACGTGAAACCCAAGGGCGATATCATTTGATATTTGAAGATGGTAGCGAAATTAAAGATATTACCAAGAATACAACAGAAGAGGAAGATATGCTTACTCGTTTTACATCACTATCTCTTCGCCATCATGTTCCTCTTCAATATACTGTAGACCAATTATTGAAGACGGAAGGTGATATGTTCAGCTTTGGTAAGTCTATTGCACGAGCATTAAAAAAGTATATTAAAGATGGCACAATTGGTGGTAATTGTGAGAAATGTGGTTCTAAATTGGTTTTTGAAGATGGTTGCAAGATTTGTAAGAATTGTGGAAACTCAAAGTGTTCATAAGAATTACTAAATAGTTGTATACGAAGACAATTTCAGATACCCGACAAGGTAGCCCGATTCCGCAAGGAGTCGGGTTTTTTTTTCGTTTATATACTAAATAATCATATGCGAGATAATTTTTTCTACAATCTATATATAATTTTAAAAGAGGAACGTACTTTTGGTGGTTATAATGCATGGATAATATCTTATCCTAGTAAAATCCTTGAGGTTCCAGATTTCTCACATATAAGTTATCTAAAAGACCACCCAAAAATATTTGGTATATCACGATCAGATTTAACAACGCTCACACAAGAAGAATTATATATGAAAGCATTTAATAATGGTGCTCTCCGCATTACTATTAACCAAGAACCAAAAGCCACTTATGGGATTAGTAGTATTCGTAAAAATATGACAATTGATGGTACAAAAGAAGTGATAAAAAATAATCTAGAAGTATTACATAAATTAGCAAAAGACGCTGGTTGTTCAGTGATATACACTGCAATTCAGACCCCATTATCTGATAAAGAATATGATTATAACACGACCACTATTGAAGGGTTGTATAAATTAGTTGAACATGTAAAATAAAAAAGCGTGTAAGATTTCTCTCACACGCTTCTTCGATATATCAACCCCGACAAGGTAGCCCTCTTTCCGAAAGGTTAGAGGGTTTTTTGTTTTAAATACTAAATAATTAAAACGGAGAATAATTATGAATAGAGATTTAAAACTAGAAGCAATTTACGAGAGCATGTCTGAAACCAAAAAGAAGACTGAAAAATGTGATCAATGTCAAGAAACTATGATTAATGGTGTTCGTTGCCACGAAAAGGGATGTCCAAATCAGAAACACGAATGTAAGGGATGCAACACAAAAATACCAATGAATCAAAAATATTGCGAAGATTGTAAATAAAACAAAAAAGCGTGTAAGATTTCTCTCACACGCTTCTTCGATATATCAACCCCGACAAGGTAGCCCTCTTTCCGAAAGGTTAGAGGGTTTTTTGTTTTATAATTTCGTATTTCATATACCGTTTTACTAAATAATTATAGGAGTATGAAATATGAAAGTTATTAAATGTTCAAAATGTAGTAAAGATAAATCCGAAGACGAGTATTATATCTCAAGAAACAAGAGATGTACAATATGTAAGAAATGCCATTATGAAAAGAATCGAAATAGATTGTTAGAGATAAGACAAGGTATTGGTGTTCCAGTTATACATAAAAGTGTTATTAATAAAAAAGATAATTTAACTGGTAAAAAATTTGATAATTTAACTGCTATTAGTCTAGAGGGATGTGATAAAAGTGGACATAGAATATGGTTATGTAAATGTGATTGTGGAAACGAGTGTAAAGTATTGGCATCAAATTTAAAACGAGGAAAACAACTTTCTTGTGGATGTATTAAATTATCTGGTAACAATAACGCCAATTGGAAAGGTTACGAGAGTATAAGCGGAAGATATCTATCGAGTATTAAAGCCAATGCAAAAAAACGAAAAATACCGTTCAATATTACATTGAAATATATGTGGGAATTATATATCAAACAAAACAAATTATGTGCATTAAGTGGAATCACTTTAATTTTTAGTACAGACTCAGCACAAACTGCATCACTTGATAGAATAAACTCTAAGTTTGGTTATATTAAAGACAATGTACAGTGGGTTCATAAAACTATTAATGCTATGAAATCCGATCTTGATGAATCAGACTTCATAGCATTATGTAAGCAGATAGTGAAATATAAATCTTAGTTTGGAACTACTACATTATATTTACTAATTGCACTATTCATGATGGCAATAGGGCTAAAGTCTGTTCCACCCAATACTGCCTTCAATACTGATGGGCTGAAACCACTTACCAAGGCAACATTCTTGTCTGCACAAGTAGCAGGTTGTCCAGCATTACCAGCAAGATTCCAATAGATTACCTTTGGAATATCATAACCAGCAGACTTCCACTTAGCCAAAGATTCGTTTACAGGTGTACCACAATCTTCAACACCCTGATCGAACTGCATATCAGAAAGAATTAACAAGACGTTAGGAATCTGATCATTCGTAACATTGAATAAAGTAGCTGCTTCAAGAATCTTGTTCAAAGCCTTCTGAATATTCGTACCACCACAATACCCGTTAGGAATATCTCTTACAGCTTGTGCAAAAGACTTATTCTTCCAAGACTCGATCTTAGAATCGGTAGAGAATGGAATCACCTTACGGTAGAAAGGATTCTCTGAACCAACCTTTTCAGAACAATACAACCCTAATGCCAAAGACACCTCATATGCCTGAATTGATCCAGACATTTGAACATGCATTGAACCAGAGAAGTCACAAATAGGCATAATTCTGTAATTAGTACCTTCCATGAAATTAGGCATAGCCTTCAACTGAGCATCAGCTAATGCACCAGTAGTAGCATCATTGATGTCAGTCTGTACCATTCTTACAATATCATGAGGCATCAATGTTTCAGCATTGACCTTGGTTTCAGTACCTTCTTTTGTCAAAGACTTAACCCATTCCTCATACTGTGCATCATGGCGTTTGAAAGCGTTCTTATAACGAGCAGAAGCTACAGAAGGAACTGTAGAATAGTTGATATTAGCCCATTCGTTATTACACATAATGGTTTCAACTACCTTAGTCTTCTGTACAACAAGCTTTCTGAAAGCCTTTGGAGAAAGCTTCATATGCTTACGAAGCTTTACATCCTGTCTATCAGCCCACTTTGAAGCAAGACCACAAACAGAATCATCACCCAAGATACCAGTTTCCCAACAAGCTAATGCTGAGTTCTCACAAGGAGTGTTATACAAAGCGGTTAAATCATCCCAACGACCATACTTAGGGATAAGGTTGATATTGGCATTTACCCATTCTGAGTGAGTATTGCCCAACCAAGTTAAGATTTCTCTTGTACCACTTCTGTTACCTGCACCACCACGGCAATCACGCAACCAGAAAAGCAACTTCATAGCCTTTTCAGCATCTGCTCTCCAAGCAGTTTTGAACAATTCCAAAGCAGAAGACTCATTACCGTAGTAACTCTCCTTCTTTGTGTATAATGATCCAGCCTTGGAAAAGAATTCCAAAAGATGGTTTTCTGAGTGTTCGAATGCGTTTGCGCCGTTACATGTTCTGCTGTTTGTTTTCATTTTTTTACCTTTCAGACTGTTATTATTTTTATTGCTGTATTCAATCTATTCTTTATTAATATATCACATTCGTATTAAATGTCAATAGATTAATAAAAAAAGATGAAATTAACATTTATTTACATAAATACTTGAAAGAGAAGCGATTCTACACAGGAGAATAACATATGCAAGTATTAAAATATTTGAGAGAAACCGAATTTAGCCAAGATTTAGAGGTTATTGTTGAAGAAAAGAACAATAACGAGCCAAGAAGTGTTTATATTCAAGGGCCATACATGTTGGCTTCGCAACCAAATCAGAACAACCGTATCTACGATTTAACTGAAATGGTTAATGAAGTTACCCGATATGACAAAGAATTCATTAAACAAAGTCGTGCTTTAGGTGAATTAAACCATCCTCAAGAATCTACTGACGTATCTCTTGACAAAGCTTGCCATATGATTACCAAGTTAGAACAGAAGGATAATGTGTTCTACGGTAGATCAAAAATTCTTTCTACTCCTGCTGGTGTAATCGTTAAGCAGTTGCTTATTGATGGTGTGAAACTTGGTTGTTCTAGTCGTGCTCTTGGCTCATTGATTCAAGAAGGCAAGTACAACAAGGTTAAAAATTTCCATTTAATTGCAGTTGACCTTGTTCATCAACCTTCATACCAATCTGCTATTCTCGAAAGTATTACTGAAAATCGTCAGTATATCATTGCAGAGGGTGGAAGAATCGTTGAATTAGCTTGTGATTCGTTACAATGCAGACTTAACGCTATTCCTAAGAAAGACGTAGATACTTATATGGTTGAGAGTTTTGCACAGTTCATGAAAGCATTAAGAGGATAATATGGATAATGATTCAACAAAAATAATGGAAGTATATAAATCACAGTTGGTGAATGACAAGCCTTATGACACTCGATTTGATAAACCAAAACTACCTAAAGTTAAATCCGATATTGGAAACTTTAAGACAGCAGTGAGTTTATTCATGGTAGATGCAAGACGCTTTGTAGAATATAAGAACCAAGGTTTAACGACTACTTCAACCGTAAATGATTTAAAACAGAGTTTGAGTATGATCTCAAATTTACTCGATAAGATGTCAGCACCTGCACCAACTACCCCTGCAATGGAGTCTGTTAAAACTGATGATGCAGTATTAACCGAAGGCACACATAAATGTGATAAATGCAACAAACCAATGGGTAAGCACCACAACGAAGAAAAGGCTAAGAAGGGTTACAAATACTGTCAAAACTGTGACAGAACCTACTCACCAGAAGCTACCACGAAGGTTGATGGAAAAGGTATTTCTGCTCCAAGCATTAAGAAGGACTAATGAAAGCAGATTTCACATTATTTGTTGAAGCTTTACGTGAATATTCATTAAATCGTAAGAATATTACTACAGATGATTCAACAGATGAGAGTGACATTTCGAACTTTCTGTTCGCACACACACAAGCTGGTAAAGACATTTTATCGATAACTGCTGTAAGAGAATTAGATAGTAAGACTGATCCTAGCAAAAAAGCTGGTGATCTTATGACTCTCACAGGACGTTTAGGGGCTTGTAAAGGCTCACATAATATTAGTCAAACTCGTAATCCCAATCTTGATACCAAAGTTCAATATGCCCGAAATGGTGTATTAAGATTATGTGTTACGAGAAATGGTCAAAAAGTAACAAGATCATTTAAAGTGGGTAGTATTAAAAAGATTGTAATGGGTGGAGACACATGGATACCCAAAAATTAAACAAATCTTTATGGAATTGTATTTAATTCTACTAAATAATTGAAAAGGAAATGTAATTATGACCAAATCACAGGAACAAATTGGAGTTTTTATTAAGAATATATTCGAAGATAACTATTCTGATGCCAAAGCAAGTTTGCAAAATGCTGTTACAGAACGTATTAAAGAGAAAATGCGTGACCAGATCAACAGTGATGAATCAATTTCTAAAGGAGAATAACAATGGAAACAAAAAAGATAGAAGATGTATTAAAGTCAATCAGTTCTGAAATATTAACTGAGGAAACAAAAACCACTTTAGCTACTATGTTCAACGAAGCTGTTGAAGAGAAAAGCAAAGCCCAAGTCCAATTAGTAGTTGAGTCAGAACTTGCTAAGATGGATGAAGATCATACCAGTAAACTTGATTCTTTGATTGAAGCAATTGATGCAGATCATACAGCTAAGTTTCATAAGGTCGTTGAACAATTAGATGCCGCACATACTGCTAAGTTACAGAAGGTAATTGAGAAGTATGACGCTGATTATAAAACAGGAGCAGAAGCTCTCCGTGTTGAGTTAATCGAAAAGGTTTCTAAGTTTGTTGATCTTTATATGGATTCCGCTATGCCTACACAGCAACTCAAAGAAGCTTGTGACAATATTCGTGCTCGTACAATGTTGGACGAAATTCGTAAAATTGTTGCAGTTGATCCTGAGTTTATTAGTGAGAATTTCAAGTCTGCACTTAAAGATGGACATGACACAATTGAAAAACTTCGTATGCAACTTAATTCTACAATTAAGGAATCTACCGAAATTAAACAGAAACTTCAAGCTACTGAGGCAACTTTGATTCTTGAGAAGAAGACCAAAGATTTGTCACCAGAACAAAAGAAGTATGTGTTGAAAATGTTAGAAGGCAAGAAGCCAAGTGAAATCGAATCAAACTATAAGTATGTCACTGAAATGTTTGAACACGATGAAACCAAGAAGATTGAAGAAGCAACTTCAAAAGCAACTACCAAGGTTGATCAGAAAACATTTGATACACCTAAAGTAATTCTTGAGAAGAAGGAAGAAGCTGGAGAAATTCCTGAGTACTCTTATGTACAAGAAATTGCTAATTATATGAAGGGTGATGTAAACGAAAGAAAGATTGTTTAATAAAAATTCAGAAAAAACCTCAGAATTGATTTTGAATTTGATAAATAATTATAAGAAAACAATTTAATGTTCAATGGTTTGGACATTTAGAAATAGAAAAAGGAAATAAAAAATGATAACACAAGCAAGTGGATATGTAGATCGCAGTAGAGCAACACAATTGCTCGAAAAGTGGAAACCCGTTTTGGACTATAGCTCCGATAAGGTTCCTGCTTTGGAAGATTCTCACAAGCGTTTAAGTACAGCCGTACTTTTGGAAAACCAAGAAAAGTATTTGACCGAAAATAGCTTCGCTGGACAAGGTGGAGTATTTGGTAGCGGTGGAAATATGGGTACTCCTTATTCTGGTGACAATTATGCTCCAGGTGACGCACGTTTACCTAAAGTATTAATTCCCATGATTCGTCGTACTTTCCCTGAATTGATTACTAATGAAATCGTCGGTGTTCAGCCTATGAGTGGACCCGTTGGTTTGGCTTTCGCACTTCGTTACCGCTATGATGATAACAGTCTTGGTGGATATACGGGTAATAGTGATGGTCGTGATCCTTCTGGTTGGACAGCTAATGGCGTTGGTGGTAATACTTGGACAGGTACTAGTAATACAGTACTTTCAGGTCAGACCGAAGTTGGTTGGAATAATCTTAATACTATGCATACTGGCGTAAGCTCAAACAGCTTAGTTGGTTTAGCTGGAGTATTTGATCCTGCATACAATGGAGTTGACTCTGGTGTAGCAGCCCTTCTTGCTCAATTCGAAATGTCTGGTAAGATTCCTCAGATGACTATCAGTATGGAGAAGACAAGCGTTGAAGCTGGTACAAGACGTTTAGCTGCAAAGTGGAGCGTTGAGTTGGAACAAGACTTGAAGAACATGAACGGTATTGACATTGACTCAGAAATGACCAATGCAATGAGTTATGAAATTCAGGCTGAAATTGACCGTGAAATGATTATGCGTATGGTTCAAATCTGCTTAACCGCTGGTGGACCTACAAACAAGGGTAAGGGTTATTCATTCTGGTACGCTGGTTCTGCTGATGCCCGTTGGATCGGTGAACGTAATCGTGACTTGTATGCCCGTATCATTATTGAAGCAAACCGTATTGCTATCAACAATCGTCGTGGTCCTGCTAACTTCATTATTGCAACACCAAGAGTGTGTTCAATCTTGGAAAACCTTCCTGAGTTCAAGTTCATGCAAGTGAATGGAACTGTCAATACACAGCCTACGGGTATTGCCAAGGTTGGTTCAGTCGGTGGTCGTTTTAATATCTACAGAGATACACGTACAGAAGCCCAGTACCAACAGGGTCAACGTACCGCTATCGTAGAATACGCATTGCTTGGATACAAGGGTGCTGATTATTATGACACTGGTTTGGTATACTGTCCTTACATCCCGGTTATGATTCAACGCACAATTGGACCTAATGACTTTGCACCAAGAGTTGGTTTGCTTACACGTTATGGTGTTGTAGATCATATCTTCGGAAGCTCTATGTTCTATCACTTGTTGATAGTCAAGGGTCTTGGTGAAGCCTTTGTGCCCGGGGCCGCACACGTCTACATGTAAATCATTGTAGATCAAGGGGTTATGAAAGTAACCCTTTTCTTTACGAAGAGGTTAGAAATAACCTCTTCTTTTTTTATACTTTTTTACTTTACTTTAGAACATTACATTATAAATAGTTATATGAAAACAAAAATTACAGGTATTTATAAAATAATAAACATTCTTAATAATAAGATTTATATAGGTTCATCTAATAATATTTTACGTAGATGGAAAGAACATAAAAAATATCCTAAAAAATATCCTACATATATACAAAGTTCTATAACGAAACATGGGGTAGAAAATTTTAAATTTGATATTATAGAAGAATGTAAATTTGAGCAATTAAAAGAACGAGAAACCTTTTGGTGTAATTATTATAATAGTTTTGATCGTAATTTGGGATATAATGTAGATATGCCAATAGCACCTAGATTACATAATGAGACTACAAAAGAAAAATTAAGAAATATAAATTTAAATAAAAAACATACTGACGAAACAAAAATGAAGTGTTATTTAGCAACAAAACGTAGAGATAAAAACGGAAAAATGTCAGAAGAACATAAAAATAAAATATCACAAGCTTTAAAAGGTATACCAAAAACTAAAGAAGCTACATTAAAAAGAATAGCAACAAAGATTAAAAATGGCACGTTGGCACCAACCTTTACTAACGAGTATCTAATATTTTTATCAGAGAAGAATAGCGGGTGTGGTAATTTTAATTTTGGTAAACCATCAGTTAACAGAAGAAAAATAGATAAAATCTGTCCAATAACACTAAATGTTATTAAAATATATGACACCATTAAAGATACAGCAACGGAAAATAATTCATATACATCCAATATAGTTAAATGTTGTCAGAAAAATAAAGAAATCTTAAAATATAAAGTAGGATTATATTATTATAGATACCATGTAGAATAATGTTGCTTTGTGTACCATATATGATATAGTCATATACATGGAATTAAATTATATCAACTTTATAAAAGACGGAGAATTTAATATATCTAATGAATATTGGAATGCTCTCAATACGACATACACAAAAGATCAAATTAAATTAGAAATGTTAAAAGCTATTCGTATTTATAATATACCATTACCATTTAGTAAACCCACAGTTGACCAAGTTATTAAGGATTTCAATAATTTAATTGTAGAGGATAGTGTAAAGATAGAAAATTATGAATATTGGCATACACGATATGACTATAAATGGCCTTTGGAGTATGAAGACATTAATAATTTTATATATCTAAACGGTAGCAATGCAGGACTTCAAGCTTCTAACTATTATCACATGGATAACAGGTTAGCGTGTGACTCCATTAATTCACCATCACCAATTAGAGTATGGAATAATGATAAATTTATGCTTACATTAATGAATTACTTTTGGAGTGGATTGATTACGGGTAGTATTACTATGAGCACATTTAAACAAGCTATAGGTATGCGTAAATATATTGCATCACAATTTAAACCATCTGTAGCTAAATATATTTATAATAGATATGCACCAAATGGCGTTGTATTGGATTTTTCATCAGGATGGGGTGATAGATTAACAGGATTTTATGCATCATCTGCTAAAGAATATATAGGAATCGATCCAAATAAAAATCTAATTGCTGGATATAATGACCAGATTACGATGTATAATTCTATATGTAAAGATAAGAGTGCTAAAATGTTGCCTTGGTGTGCGGAAGATGTAACATTAGGTGAAAAAGTAGACTTAATATTTACGTCGTGTCCCTATTTCAATATAGAGAGATATACACAAGATGCGGATCAATCTTTTAAGAAATTTAAGAAGCTTGATGATTGGTTAGCAGGATTTTTATTTGAATCTATACGATGTTTTTGGGTTAATTTAAAAGAAGGTGGACATATGATAATCAATATATCAGATGTGTACTCAAATCATACGATTAATCATATTTGTGATCCAATGAACGATTATATTAACACACTTAAAGGTTCAGAATATCAAGGTGCATTAGGTTTAAGAATGGCTAAACGACCAAATACCAATGCTGACAAGGAAGGTATCTTTGCCGAACCTATGTGGGTATGGAAAAAGGGTTCTATTTAAATTATTTTATTAGATTTACGTAAATTATCAATATGCCATAAAGGTCTAGTATTTTCATATCTAAAACACATATATTGTTCTACCGGATCACTTAGATTGAAGAAATTACATGGTATTATGTGATCTACTGACCACTGATTTTCTTTATTACCATAATTTTCCCAAGACATACCATTAACAAATTGCACTTCAAGATGCCTTTTCCATTCATTAACAGTACACATTAATAAATCAATCGAATGTTCATTTTTAGAATTTTTATGTATTGCATAATTTATACGACTACGTAAAATCTGTAAAAGTTTAAATTTAATATCAGAGTTATATCTAAAATTAGCTTGTGTTGTTCTTTTATTTTTATTTATCTCACGCCATAATTTACCGTATTGTTTTTGATATTGTTTATATGAGATTGAGTGCGAATTTTGATACTTTTTATCATGTTTTTGTCTTTGATTACGATTTTCTATAGAATATTGTTTACGACAACATTTACAGTAATTATTATATCCGTCATGATGTGACTTATTTTTACTAAACTCTGATAAAGGTTTAATGTTTTGACATTTTGAACATTTCTTTGTAGATTCTACTTGATTCATGATATTACTCCTTAAATACTTCTGTAGCAGGACAGTAGGTAGATTACTCCACCTGTTTCAAAGAAGTTCATACCTTCTTTGATTACTGCTATAACTATTTAGTGTTTTGAACGCTATAATCATCGGAGGTCAAATCAATTATTTCCCCTTTTATAGGTGTATTTGATGTTTCCTCTAACATTTTAAGTATGACCTCTCTATTTGCGATGAGATTAACGACATTTTTAGTATTATTTGCAGGTCCAATAGCTTTTTTAGCAGCAATATCCATCTCTTTTAATTCTTTAGCTGCTTTTTGTTTACTACGCTCAATATTTATGGCATTTAAAGTGGCTAGAGCCGTGTTAGTGGCGGCAATAACGTTTGCAAAGGCGGCGATAACCTTTCCGTCCATAGTTAATCCTACGGTCTGCTGAAGGTCTTTAACAGTATCTAATCCATTAATTACCAATTCTTCTGTTTTAGATAACACGAAATCACTTAATCCATCCATATTTAATGGTTGTTTTGGTGGTAAGATAGGTATAGAACTAGTTGTTGGTGTGGTTGATGTTATAATTGGTGTTATAGTTGAAATAGAATTATTAAACTTACTATTTAGATCGATAGTAGTACGTTTCATATCTTTTAATCCACCACTTAAATCAGAATTAAGATTTTTCAACTCTTCAATCAACGAATTTGTTTCTATAACACTCATATATACAAGTATTTATAACCATTTCTCGTTTTTGCAAGATTTATACTTGATTTAACTTAAAAGTTTGTTATATTCTTAATAGAAAGATGAGGAACGGTATGAATTTGACTAATGAACGAATTGTGGATATGGTAGAATATGATATGGACTTGACAGATGAAGAGACAAAGACATTATGTGCGTATGCATTGGAGAAAATTGCTACAGATGAAAAGGCTTTAACCAATTATGCGATAGTACATATGTTAGGAGAGATTTGTAATAATCTTCAAGACCCTAAAGAAGCTAAAAAGTTTATTAAGGCTGCTAAAAAACTTGACAAATCAGTAAAGGGTGATAAACTATTATCTAATGAAGTTGAGGAAGCTCCTAAAAAGCGTGGAAGAAAACCAAAGGTAAAATAATATGCAAGAACAAGATGTAATTAAAGTGCGTGAGAATCAAGAACAACAAGATTCTAGAGGATTTTGTTTGATTCAGCCTGATGAAATCGTTGAAGTAAACGGATTGAAGCTCAAGGTTATTAAGTTTGATAAGAAAGACTTAACATTAGAGTTCCTTTCTGAGAATGTAGATGAAGTTCAGAAGGGTAAGGAAGTAAAAATTAAAGCTGGAACCTTTATTGTGAATTCTTTTGGCAAGAAGTTTGCAATGTTGCGAACAAAAGCTGCTACGACTATTTATGATCAAAGAGTTTTGGACGAAATTAATAAACAGAAGATACTAAAAATGCGAAAGGAAACATAATATGTGGTGTGAAAGTTGTGGTTATGGATCAGAAGTGTGTAAGTTGAAGGATAAGTGTCCTCAGTGTGGTGGTAGAACTTTCGAGAATAGTTCACCTGTGCCTCGTAAGCCTTTACGCTCAAGTCGTGACATGAAGAAACGTGTACGTGTTGAGAAGGATGTTAAAACTAAGAAACCTATTTCAGATGAAGTTAGTCAAGTAATTAAAGAAGCAGGGAGTTTGAAATAATATGCAAATAACAATTATGGCAGGTGGAAGAACGTGGATCGTTGAAGAAGGCAATTTGGTGGGCTGGTTACAGTCTAATGCAGTACAGAAGGAACGTCAAATCAAGGAAGTAATCCAAGACGAACCTTATATGCAAAGTGTCCAAGTCCTTTTAAATGAGAAACGCTAATGGCATCACTCATCAATAGATCAGCTTGTAAGAAATTCGTTCTAAGTGTTGCAGAAGACACTAGAACGAAGAAATTCACAAGAGTCTCAGCAGATGTGTTTGACCATCTTGAATATGTAATGCAAAAAGCTATTCGTGATTTGGTTCGAACACATCCGACTATTGGTAAAACGATTATGATGTCTTCAAAGACTAGGGAGAAAGAGTTAAATGAACTTATTTGAAGAGAATCTTTTTAATAAGACACAAGATTTATTAGATATTGTAGAGTTTGAAAAACTTCTTACAGAGAAATCTCTTGAAATTAGTGAAGAGGATGCTAAGAGTATCAAGATTGCTAACTTATATGGACAAGTTGCGAGATTAAGTGAAATGAATATGAATGTAGGTAATAAATTAATAGCACTTCAAGATCATCATAAGGCATTTGTGGCATTTGTTCATGAAGGATTGATGAAGATTGAGGCCAAGCAGAAGAAAAATGAAACTAATAACAGCAATAATTGAATTGATCGTTCGAATTGTTAATTTCATCTTACAGAAGAAAGAGACAACTGCCGAAGACTTAGCCGAAGCTAAGAAACGGCAAGATGAATTGGATAGAATCAAAGAAGACAATGATTTGAAGATTGCTATTCAGACAGGCGACTTTGAAACGATTCAACGAATCCGTGAGAAGCGTAAGAAATATAGTCATTTGAAAGGTTAATTATGAACGAAATTATTATCAGCGAACAATTAAAAGATAAGCCAATCGCAGATTTTATTGAAGTAGAAATATTAAAATGCGAAGAATCTCTTAAAGATTTAGTATTAAATGAAACTAGTGATTGGGCAAAAATAGGTAAAGATTGGGAGAAAATAGGTAATGATTATTTAGAAGATATGGGAAATCTTAGAAAAGAACATCCTGAATTATTTGAAGATGATCCAATTGATCCATATACAGGAAATAAATTATGAAACAAACCTATGTAAATTTAGAAATGTCGGAAGTTGATTATATAGCACGACTTCAAAAAATATTTAAAACTGATGGTATCATTGGTTTTGGGTTTACACGAAATTTGTCAAGTTCACCAAACGCACAACAAACTGCCAAAGAAATAATTGAAATGCATGAGTCATATAAACGTGGTGAGTATATCGATATTACAAATGAAGTATTATGAACGATTATAAACAAGATTATTGTGAATGGTGTGGTAAAGATTGTACAGAACTCAGTATACTTCGTACATGTTCAAACCAGTGTGATTTTGAAAGAGCATCACAACTTGTTGAAAAATGGAGACATGTTTTAGATTATACTAAGACACCAGAATCAGAAGAAGAAAATATCAACAGATTAAAAACAGCAGTTATACTTGAATCCGAAGAGAAATACTATTTTGGAAATTTTAGAGAAGAACGTATTGCGGAAATCAAAAAACGTTATGCAGAATTTCACAAAACATATCTAATGAAAAAATGGGGATTTATTGGTGATATAAATAAAGATTCAGATAAATGTGAAAAAGTATTATTAATCGAGCCACAAGAAGAATTTAGTAAAATAAGAAAGAAGGAATAAAATGAAAGAACTAACAACAGCATTAATTAAGGAACAATTCAATCCACCTCTTAATAATAGAGAGAATCAATTATTATACCAGATCGAAGATTTATATCAACAAATTAATTCGCTTAAACGAGATAATGAAATATTATCATGGAAGGTAACACATAAAACATATACTAAACTTGTAACAAAAGATATGTTAGTAGAAGCAATGAAGGAAAAATATCCTGATAAAACTATATTTATTGTAGGTGAAGGATTTGGTCCTATTATCAAAATGAATAATGAGACATATAACACAAAAGATTATTCATTCGATAGTATGGATAAATTAGTAACACATTTTGCTGATAGTAGTGTAATTTTCTTTTATGAGTTACCATATCGTGGTGGATTAGGTGAAATTAAACCAGAAGTAAATGTCTTTGGAATAGAACCTCCTAAATGTGAACATTGTGCTAAATATACATATATCATTCGTGTATATGTAAAGGCAAATGTTCAAGAGACTTTCCCACAATGTGATGAAGTATCTTGTATTGCTAAATATGTAGAGAAGGAATTAGGAACAATGGTAGCAAATTCACCAGAACTTGGTAATAATTGGGGTGATCCATTTGATAAAACTTGGAGAGGTTAATATGAAATATATTCAACATGTATTGGCAACAATTTGGGTTGGTATTGGTTTAATCATGATGTTAAATATATCGGGTTGTACGACCCAACCTAAACCCGACTACACCAACATACCACTAACATCGGGAGATAGCCCATATCGCTTACCTGCTGGTGTTTATACCGATACCAGAGGTGTAATACATAATGAACAGAATTACAGATGGTCTATCTCTGAATCTGACCTTTTTAATGTTTCCGAAGAAGATTATCTTGTAAATATCAAGAAACGTGATAAATAATTATAAGAAAGAAGGATAAAATTATGAATTGGTTTAAAACTATGTTTAAGTTGGGGAATATTAAGAATGCTCTTGTGCAAATTTACGATGTGTTGGGTACTAGTGTTATTGTATTGAAAAACACTAGAGAACAATTGGATGCCAGTAAGAACAAATATGCAGAAGATATCGGTAAAACTATCGATGCATGTAACGCTATTATGGGTGTGATTAGAAAGATTTTATATGTTTTAGGCGTTAATGTCGATGCACCTAAATCAAAAACAATTAAGTTGACTTTAATCGATCTTAATAATAAGATTGGTGAATTGAACAAGATTGAGATTTAATGCAACTAAATACTTAAAAGGAATTAGGTGATATTATGAGATTTGATGATAAAGATTACGAAAAAATGGGTTTAATTTGTGAAGAGATTACTGGCACATATAGATATTTCTTGACAACATGGTTAGATGGTAATCAAATGTTAGGTAGTGATGGTACAACAGTTTTAAAGAATATTGATAATATCGAAAATGATGTTAAAAATAAAATTGAAATTTTACAACGACTTTCTCATAATGTTAAACCGTATATTAAACAAGCTAAAAGTGTAGTTTTAAAGTTGGAACAAGCTGGTGTTCCACCAAAAACATTAAAAGAATTTGATGTAACTAAATATTTCTCATAAATTTTATTGAAAAGTTGAATGGATATACTAAATAATTATAACAATATGAAAACGTCATTGCAAAATAGTACAACATGGTCTAATCTCTTACATAAGAGATAAGGTCAGGTATTATATTGTCAACTATAACCCTGATCTTAAAAAAAGATTAGGGTTTTTTGTTTTATGGGTTGACATTTTTTGAAGTTGTGATAAAGTATTAGAAGTTGATTGCGAAAGCACAACACGATTTTTGAAAACTGAATATTTGAAAAGTAGTAATGCGCCAAATACGACGATTAATGTGCCATAATAGCCATTAATGCGCCATATCTGGCAAGTTATAAAGATTTTAGGGACGACAAACCCACACTATAAGCCTCTAGCTTGGCCCAAACGTGGTATGAAGTCCCACAATGGCGATATTAGTGTAATGATTAGCACGAAACACTGTGAATGTTTTAGAGCGAGTTTAAGTCTCGTATATCGCCCCAATTTTAGGTTGATTGCAGCAAACAAACAATAAACTAAATAGTAAATAAATGCCTTCGGGCATAGTGTCTTTATCTAGGCGACACATAAATAAAAACCTGACATCGTGATCTACTGATGTAAAACTTGTGACAGTTTCGATTTTCTGTGTAAAAAGTAGGAAAATCAACCTGTTTATTTTATGGAAGCGTGGCAGAGCGTCTTTATTGCGTCCGTCTTGAAAACGGAAGGGGGTAGCTCAAACTATCCTCCGTGGGTTGGAATCCCACCGCTTCCTCCATTTTCATTAACCTTTAGCTAGTAGCCGAAAGTTGACAATTAACGTTAGTCAATTTTTGCTGGTGCGAGTCCAGCAGGGTTAGCCATTTTAGATTGTGTACAGCAAAAAACAACAATACGTTAGTGATCCACCAGACGATCACATAAATCAAAAAGATGGGAGTTTCGACGTTCTCTAAAAAGTAGAAAACACAATCTGTTTTATTTTAAGTTGGTTACAGCAAACAATAAAACGTGGGCGAGAGTCCATAATCAGTCTTTTTCGATTTTTAGACGCTAAATAAAAAGTAGAAAGCCAACTTGTTTTTCGTTTCCAGAGTGATGTAATTGTAGCCATGTCAG